GATGACCAGGGGGTTCAGACCACGCTGATGGTTGATACAGATTACACCGTGGCAGGGATCGGTGATGATGGTGGTGGTCTTATAACACGGGTTGCAGGTCCGTTGCCAACGGGATATGAGTGGTATATCCGATCTGATTACAAACAGACTCAGGGGACAGCTTTTGGTTCTCAAGGTGGTTTTTTCCCTGATGTTCATGAAGCTGCTATGGATAAGTTGACTTTCCTTGTGCAGCAGATCACCGATATTTTGAGTAGATCAATGAGACTTTCAGAAAGTTACACCGGTGATACAATAACCAGCTTACCTGATCCTGAATCCCAGAAATATCTAAGATGGAAAACAGACCTGTCAGGTTTTGAGAATGTTGAACTTGCTGCAACAGGGATATTGACCGTTGGAATCAGTATTGGTGACATTGTTGAATTGATTAATGATGGATCAGGGAACGGTGTTTTCCCATATGCTGCTTTGAGAGAAGGTCTTGATATCGGTAATTTTGCCAAGTTGATTGACGATGGGTCAGGGAACGGTGTCTTCCCTGAAGGTCAATTGAGAATAGGTCTTACTGTGGGGGATGTTCCCAAGCTTGTTGACATAGGCGGTGCAACCCCAGGTTTACCGGCTATTGACGGCAGTTTGTTAACTGGAATAGTATCAATCCAGCGTGGATATATTGATGGGTTGATAATGTCCAATGCAGTTGATACTGATCATGATATTAGCATAGCAATTGGGTCTGCATTTGATTCTTTGAATGCTGACAAGTTGGATTTGGAGTCAGTAATCACAAAACAGATAGATGCTGTGTGGGCAGCAGGGGACAATGTAGGCGGTTTATTTTCCGGTTCTGTGGCAATTGATACCTGGTATCATCTATTCCTTATAAAGAAAGACTCTGATGGGTCCATTGATGCAGGGTTTGACACCAGCATAACAGCTGCAAACATTCCGGCAGGGTATACAGCATATAGAAGAATTGGCAGCGTTTTGACTGATGGCTCCGGTAATATTTACCAATTCATTCAGATTGGGGACTGTATCATATGGGTTGATCCTGTCATTGACTACACTATGGCAGGGACGGGAACATCTGAGCATATAACCACAACCAGAACGCCACTTGGTGTTCCCGTGGTTGCTGATCTGGCTATAACATCAACAGGTGGTTCTGGTTATTTTAGACACCCCGACACAACAGATCTGGCTATATCAATTGGTGCTGTACCGCTACCATTAATCTGGGTTGTCAACAGTGGCGGTCTTAGAACAAGTGTACACACAAACGATCTCAGCCAGATAAAATACCGAATGGGTTCCAACGAAACAATCCAAATTTGCACCAGATCTTATAATGATCAAAGAGGGAGGGACTTGTAAAATGGCATTTGTATTCAAGGATAAAGACGGCAAAATAAAAGGTACTTCTGCCGTGAGAAATAGTGATGACCAGTTGAGGGTTAAAGATGATGACCCCGAGCTTATAGAGTTTGAAAAGAGGGTTGCTGCTGGCCCAACGGTGGATAATATCTATGACAAAACAATAAAGGAAAACAAGGTAATAAAAGCCATTGTAAAGACTTTGAATGATGCTGGGTCATTCTCATCTTCTGGCGATACGCTATCCGGTGCCGATCTGAAAGATCTAATCAAATCCAATATGTAACGTTAAAAGAAATTCACATCAAGTGCGTTTGTGGTGGTGCCGTTCCGGTATCGCTGCAATGCACTTTTTAACCCTTCCTGATCATCAGTTTTTCTTTCAATAGCATCAACAACAGCCAAATCAACTGTGTCCCTGCATAATATCCTAATGATTGATACAGGTTGTGTTTGACCATTCCTGTCAATTCTACCATTCATCTGGATATACAGTTCCAGTGACCAGTTGACACCGAACCAGACAACAATTGAACCACTTTCTTGAAGCCCATCAATACCATGTCCAATGCTGGCAGGATGACCAACCATCAATTTGATACCGCCCTGGTTCCATTTGTTAATTATTTTCTCTGTGTCTTTCGATGCAGCAGCAGTCAGATTAACCGGTGCATATTTTTTAAACTTTTTCATGATGCGTTCCGCATCAGCTTTGAAACTATAGGAGCAAAGCACCGGTGAACCGGCTGCTTCTTCCAGCACACTTTCAAGGGCATCCAGTTTGGCATCATGCAGTTTTTCAAATTCTTTTGTCTCAGGTGAAAGGTATGGTGATCCATTGGCAAATTGCAAACATTTATTTGAAACACTGGATCTGCTGAACACTTCAATTTCATATCCTGAATCAAGTTGTGTAAACATATCCTTTTCAACCTCATCATAAGCTTTTCGTGCTGCTGCTGGAAGGTCCACCATGAGGTTGATGGTTTTACTCTCTGGAAGGTCCAAATAGTCCTTAGCATCCATTTTTTTTGTGATGTCGCTGATCTTATGTTCAATCCATTGTTTACCTAATTCAGTCGGTGAATATTTCCAACCATTATAATCGGACATGAAATAATTATCTTTGTAATGGGTGACACGTTCACCGAGTCGTTGACCACCATCGACAGCTAAGAATTGCCCGAATAAATCAAGATAACCATTCGATGCAGGTGTACCTGTCAACCCTGTCCTGAACTTGAATAGATTAATCATTTTGCGCCAACCAGTGACCTTGATTTTGTAATGGTTCCCAAGCCCATCTTTTCTGTCCCGGTTACCACCTGCCATTCTTAAAGTGGTTGAATTTTTAAGCTTGGAAACTTCATCATAAACCACCATGTCAAATGGGATTGGTTTACCCTGGCTAATGTAATAATGGTCAAGCTGTTGAGCAAGCCAGTTCATGGCTTCATAATTGATCAGATATATATCAGCATCGGCGAACAAAGCCCGTTCCCTTTTATCTCTGACACCATGGATGATGGAGAAGCGCAGATGTTTGGTGTGTTCCCACTTCCTGGCTTCTCTTGCCCATACCGCCTGTATGACTCTCAATGGTCCAAAGATAAGAGTTTTCTTGACGAACCCCGCTCTCATAAGTTCAATGATAGTGGTCAGAGTGACAATTGTTTTACCAAGTCCCATCTGCATCCATAACATAGAGTCAGGGTTGTTGATCTGATGTCTGATTGCTTCTATTTCATAATCATAGAGTTGCTGTGGTTGGAGAAGTTCTTTATTCATGTACTGTGACCACATTTGGGTTTTGACCTTTTCTACTCATATGTTGTTCAGTCTCAGTATGACCATCTTCTTTCAAAAAAGCGATCATTGTCTTGTGAGTAACCCAATATGGATCAGGTGGAGTGGGACAAAAAATATTATCAAAAAAAATGTCATATTCTCCCCAGTTGTCTATTTCCGTCATACACGTTCCCATTGTTCCAAGTGGTGGAAACCGGGTATCTCCTGCGTTATATTCCTGGTCGCTATGAATAACCACAACTCTTTTACCTGTTGAAATCATAATATCTCCCGTAAAATTAATTAAGATCCATCGGCAATGAGTGCCAACCGGTGGGTTCAGGTGCATCTTTTACAAATACTTGTTTCCCATCCATGCTGAATGGGGTTTTTAACTGCCAACGGTCATGAACCCAAGACCAATTACCAACCCACCAGCAAGAGGCGAACATGTCAAATTCTGGCAACCATAATAATATAATTTTAGTTTTTGGTGCGGTATCCATATTTTCATGTACAGCCATATTATCACCTGTAAAATCTTGTTAAAGGTCTAAGGAACAATCTCACATCATCAATGAGCAGACCAACACCTTTGTGACCATACACAGTGCAGACCGTGGCACCATTTTCCCTGAGTCTTTGGTGTTCACGGGTCTGAGCAGTGGACAGTTCACCATCTGATGTTTTAACTTCAACAAAGAAAACGGCACCGTCAATGATAGCAATCTGATCTGGCACACCATCACGACCGGGTGAAACCCATTTGCGACTGATACCACCAATCAACTTGATCTGATCCTTGAAGTAGGTTTCAACTTTATTTTCTCTCATGCCCATTTTAAAGCATTCCCTATTCGTTTGAATAATTCGGGATTTAATTCAGACCATGTGTAAGGGTTGTGTTGATTGACCGTCTGTTTTTCACGGGCAGTCATGTATAAGTCTTCAATCAGACTTTTCATCTCCCTGATGTCTCCAACGGTCACGAAGTCACTTTTGTCAAACTCAGCCCAACCAAAGGCTTCATTTAATGTAATGTCATCGAACTGAGCAAGAAACTTTGAACCAAGTTTCCTGGTCAATGCCGTTTTTCCTTCAAGTCTTTTATCGTCACCGATGTATATCATCTGTTTCATTTTCACAATCTCCTTTTATAATTGCACCTTGACAAACCCTGCTTCTTTCAGGAGTGAAATAGCACCTTCAGGGTCTTTTTTGATTGCTTCAAGTTCAGCATCCGTCAAAGGTTCATCTGTGAAGAATATAAAGGGACCAATTGAATATCTATAACAGGTTTTGTCTTTTCCAGTTGCCATGTCAACACCGATAAGTGCTGCTGTTATTTTGCAGTCATTACAGATTAAATGATGACAACCATCACAGTCGTTTAAATCATCTGAATCGGGTGCAATACAATCACAATCCCCTGCGTGCAGATCTTTCTCAAGATACCCGCAATCAGCACAAGGCCACAGATGACAGTTGGGGCAAGGTTGTGTTGTACCAAATGTTAATTCATACAGGTCCCAAAACCATTCCCAAAACATTTTAAAACCCCTTCACAGTGCGTGTATTCACTGCTGTGTCAATGTTCAAGACACCATCCATGTGGTCAATTTCATGCTGTATGATCTGTGCTTTCAAACCCTTTGCTGTTTTTTTCACACCATCGCTGATGTACTTGATTTTATAATACCTGGGAACCATCATCTCCTTATTGGGGATGGACAGACATCCTTCTTTCAAAGGTTTGAATTTACCACTGTGTTCAATAATCTCAGGATTCAAGAGTATGAATTCTTGCTCACCCCATTTGAAAACTGCGAATCTTACCGGGATACCAATCTGAATTGCAGCAAGACCACAACCACCGGTCCAACTATAACAGGCTGCTTTTCTCAATCGTGCAACCAGATTCAGTTCAATGACTTCTTCCATGGTGGTGACCCGTGACTTTTCCCTAAGTTTCAGTTCATCTGTGATTATCGGGTCATAGTTAAATATTTCATTTTTGTTCATTTCAAGGTACCCCTTTTAATTGTCAATCATGAACCAAAGTTACACAACGTAAAACAAAAGTCAACAGTTATCAAATAAAAAATAGGATTCTTTTTCTTTCTGTTTTTCTTCAATCAATGGTTTCAATTCTATAATATCCTTTATCAGAAATAGCATAAGCATAATCTTCAGCCCATTCCAGTGCTGTAATTGTTGGTTTAAGGGTTTTTTTAAATGAATCATTGAATTTGATATCAGCAAAATAATCACTGAAACTTTCCACAACTTCTTTCATTCCCAGGGTTTCAGGATCTTCATATATTATTTTAAAGTCTGTCATTTGATCACCCCATTAAAGGTTTGACAAGCTTTTCAACTTCTTTCATATACCATTCATAATTCAGATCATTAGGGTGATAGTTACTCTGAACCCATTCAGCATCGCCCACATTGTTGCAGATCTGCACAGTCCAGCCGGTGTTGATACCACTGACACGGGTTTCGTACTTTGATTTATTCTTGGTGTGAATTCGTTCATCCCATACACCAGGTCCAACTTCAGCCAGGACAGAAGAATAAAAGGAATTGGTTAGACTGTTTGCCCGTTTATATTCACCTGGTGGACCGGCAGGGGGCATGATCTTTTCAAGTTTCTTTCCTTCAGTGCTGATGTAATATCTGACAATGTTCTGGACTTTCTCACCACCCCAATGCAGTTCACTGTTCCTGGGAACCTTGGTCCTTAAAAAGAAGTCAAAAATATCATCATGGTTCATGATGAATTCTCTGATGTCTTCACCACGGACAAGTGCCGCTTCTGCTGCTTTGGGTACGACTAAGGCACTGTGGTCTTTATGCCAGGGGACTTCTCTCGTACCAGAATTTTCTCTTGCTGTTTCATGGGCATATGCACCAATGCGTTTGAGTTTACCGTTCTTCTTTTCAGCCATGTAAGAATTGACATCACGGATGAACATGCGATTGTATAAATTTTCTTCAAGTTCAAGTTTTGTCAGATCTTCCCACCATCGACAAACAGACCTGGTGTGTTCAAGATGCTCATGTGGGCAAAGGTATGTGATACCATCGGTGTTGGCTTGAATCATTTTTAAACCGGGTACCTTCAACATCTGTTCCACCAGCATACATAGAAGAAGTTGCCCATTTATTGTGATTGACATTGTATAAAATTGGTCAAAGAAAACTGAGTAAGGGCTGCTACTTTTCCCATAAGAACCATTGAGTGCAAGCTTGTACGCTTCGTTTTCCGCTGTGCCTTTTTTATAAGTTTTCCTTGTCTTATAGACATCCAGGTAAGCTGAACAGAATTCAATCCCCAGGTGCGATGGGTACAGTTCATTTTTAATACCAAGGTTCGGGTAGAAACTGGCAACGTCCACATCAACCAACTCATGGGTGTCACTTGAATAAACTATCTGAGATTCAACAGAGGCATGAATACCACCGGTTCCAAATTTATATGTGACCCCATCAACATCAGCACACAAATCTTTGAATACGCCTTTTGTCTCAGTGATCGTTTTTAGTCTGAAGTCATTTAAAATGTTTTGGAATTCAAATCTTTCAAAAGAAACATAGGGGAATATGACTTCAGCAAGGTTGATGCTTTCTCTTATGGTCTGTTTCTTTTTTCTTTTCCCATCTACATAAATGAAACACTCTATACCCGCCTGTTCAAGTTCAGTGGTCAAGATTGTTTCACCAATTTTAACGTCACTCATGCTCATCATGTTTTTGGAAAATGATTCACTGAGGTTTTCACGCATTGCAATCTGTTTCAAAGTTTTTTCATAGAACATCACAGTTGCTTTGATATCGTGCCACATGTACTCAGCCAGGTCAGCACGTTGATCTGCTGTCAGCTTGGTGCCAACTTTAAAAGGCAGATCTTCAATGTCGTTCATTCTCATATTAAATTCTAACATTTTGAGACTGGTGGACTTTGCCAGATTGTCAAAATGATGAATCTTGAATAGGTCAAGCTGTGGCACGATGTGATCTGATTCCCATACCAT